GATGGACTGGATGCAGAGCTGACGGGATATGATTTCGATCAATTGGAGGAAGACTTAGACCCTCATATTAATGAGCCTCCGGCAGATTTCAAAGAATTTGATGAGAATATAGATACCCAATACTGCTGCCCGAAGTGTGGTTATGGTTGGTCAGGAAAGCCGAAACCCAATGAATAAGCCTCCTTACAAAGTTCCTTCCATGCAGGAGATCGCAGATCTCCCTTGGAACGGCTATAATGTAGTTAGCACCTTCTCAGGATGTGGCGGTTCCTGCCTGGGTTTCAAGATGGCGGGCTTTAAGGTTCTTTGGGCCAATGAGTTTATTCCTGCCGCACAGGACACGTATAGAGCCAATCACAAGGGTACGATCCTCGATACTAGGGATATACGAAAAGTCCAAGCATCCGAGATCCTAGATGCAATCGGGCTATCTAAAGGGCAATTGGATGTCTTTGAGGGCTCGCCTCCATGTGCATCATTCTCAACCGCTGGAAAACGCGAGGCTGGATGGGGTAAAGTTAAGAAGTATAGCGACTCCTGCCAGAGGACTGATGACCTATTCTTTGAGTATGCTAGGTTACTCAATGATCTACAACCTAAAGTATTCATTGCAGAGAATGTAAGCGGTCTGGTTAAGGGCACCGCAAAAGGCTACTTCCTACTTATCCTAAAGGCTCTAAAGGATTGCGGCTATAATGTGGCTGCGAAGGTGTTGGGTGCTCAGTGGTTGGGTGTGCCACAGGCGAGAAAACGATTGATTTTCATTGGTGTACGAAACGATCTAGGTATTAATCCTGTCCACCCGTCGCCATGTTCTTTCCAATATACGGTACGCGATGCTTTTATGGGACTTCCAGATGACGGCCCCTCGTTTGAAAAATATAAACTTTTCCAACACTGGAAAGAATGCCCGCCGTCTGGTAGTCATCCTCGATTAATAAATCTTAAACGACTCCGATGGGGCGCGCCAGCAAATACGATATGCCAAACATGGGGAAACGGCACTGCAGCGATCACGCACCCCGATAAACCCCTATATCCGTCAATCGCACAACTCAAAAGGATTGGCGGATTTCCCGACGATTTTGAATTGAGGGGCACGTTTGGTCAACAGTGGGAACGAATTGGTAGGGCCGTCCCTCCTGTAATGGCGTGTGCTATCGCAAAGTCTATAAGAGATGACATACTAAATAAGCTTAATGACAACCAAGGAATTGAGCGATAAAGTTTTATTAGATCTTCAGAAATCGCGACTATCGCAGCGATTAGAAAAATTTACGATCAAAGGTGAATCTTGCTGGATATGGAATGGCGCAACGAATGGTCGTGGGTATGGGAAATTCTATGTTACGCATTCTCTTCATTATCTAGCACATCGCATGTCTTGGTATCTGGTAAATGGGAAAATTCCAGATGGCAAATTTCTACTACATACATGTGATAATCCGCGATGTGTAAATCCCGATCACCTCCGATTAGGGACGCAGATAGACAACATGAAAGATATGTGCCGAAAAGGAAGGCATGCATCCTGGGACAGTTCTGGAGAAAATAATGGGGCGGCAAAACTTACAAAAAAACAAGTGGATGAGATGCGATCAATATATGCACAAGGTGGTTCTTCATATCGAAAATTGATGATTCGATATGGAGTTAGTAAATCGCAGGTATCAAGAATTATTAATAAGCAGTCTTGGTAACGCCATTATCAATTCAATTTTTAAATTTCATTATAATTATCAGAGATGAGATTCTTGCAAAGATTAAGACCGCTCCTTAAACAAGAAATATCCAAGGATCTGCCCAACGAACCGGTTGCCCTTCTCTTCAGTGGAGGCACAGATAGCTTAACCGTCCTATGGACTCTCATGGAACTGGGCGCAAAAGTAACCTGCTATACATTCCATCTATCCTATTTCATCTCAAATGATGCCAAGGCAAGTAAGGCAGCATGTAAACACTGGAATGTCCCGCAAGTAATCGTAAATGAGGATAATCGAGATAAGCTAACCCAGTTAAAAGATGTAATCAAAATAATAAAATCTCCGAGAAAGACGCATGTCGAGGTAATGTACGGCTATTACTTCTTAATGCAGGCGATCAAGGAGAAGCACGTTTATTCTGGCATTCAAGCGGACACCCTTTATGGATCTAATAAGAATGCTGCTATCCAATGTGGTAAGAAGTCAGCGAAGTTCTTTACTGATTACAGAAAGGCCTTATTAGCCAACCCCGGACAGGAAGGATTACAGCAGGCCCATCTAGTAGCAAATCATTTCGGGAAGATCTTTCACGCGCCTTACTCTTGCCCGCCCGTTCGCGATTACTTCTTTGAATATAACTGGAATGAATTAAACCGCCCAAAACAAAAGATGCCTGCCATTATTGCTTTCGCAGATCGATTTAAAGAATTGCCTATCTATCGGCATGATGATAATATGCAGTGTGGTTCTCATCTACGGGAACATTTAGCTGATTATGTGAAATTATATAGGAGAATATATAATGGATGATAAAGTGATTCCTGAAGGCAAATGGCAATTTAATGGCGAAGTTGCCAACTGCTTTGATGACATGCTCAAGCGGTCTATTCCACAAATAGATGTCATGAGGCAGGCGGTTACTGATCTCGCGAAGCTCTATATAAAGCCAAATACCGATATCTTAGACCTGGGGTGCTCAAGAGGCGATGCAATTGCCCCGCTTATAGAAGCTGGATACTTCTCTAATCGCTTCTATGGTCTGGAAGTCAGCGAACCCATGCGGCAGATTGCTACTAATCGCTTCAAGGGACAAGATGGTGTTAAGATCCTAGACCACGATTTGCGGCAGTCCTTAGAAGGATTGGAAGGCATACGGCCATCTGTGTGCTTATCGATCCTAACATTGCAGTTCGTGCCCATTGAATACCGCCAAAAGCTGATCTCAGATATCTATGATCGCCTCCAGAAAGGTGGTGCATTCGTCCTGGTGGAAAAGATATTAGGCGAAACATCTGAGATAAATGAGAAGTTAATCAATCTCTATTATGCATCTAAGAAGAGCAATGGCTACTCCGATGAGGATATAAAGAGAAAGCGATTATCTTTAGAGGGTGTTTTGGTTCCTGTAACGGCTTCGTGGAATGAGGAACTGTTAGCGAAAGCTGGATTTAAGCAGATAGATTGCTTCTGGCGATGGATGAATTTCGCTGGATGGATCGCGATAAAGTAGACAAGTTGATGTTTCATGAAACCCCGTCCCCATCGTGAGAAATTCGATGCTGCTAGGCGCGAGATATTCCTCGATCTCTTGCGGAAGGGCGTAAGGCGTACTCAGGCATGCAAGAAGGCCGGGATCAGCCGCCCGACCTTCAATAAGTGCATGAATAATAACAAGAAGTTCGCGGCTGAAGTTGCGCAGGCAGAAACGGATGCTAATGAACTGGTAGAGCAAGCAATGTTCAGTTCGGCACTAAAAGGCAACGTGACTGCTCAACAAGTCTGGCTCTACAACCGCGATCCTGAGCACTGGCAGGACAAGAGGAACATAGCGATTGGCGGAGATAAAGACAATCCACTGAACATAAATATAAAAACTGTCGCGGACCTGGTTAAAGATGTCGGCGAGCGAAGAGACGGTGCAGGAACTTCAGACAAATCCTGAATATTTTGTAACCGAAGTCTTAGGGGCTGTCCCATGGGCAAAGCAAATAGAAATCCTAGAAGCTGTTAGAGATAACAAAGAAGTCGCGGTTGCCTCCTGTCATGCTGCTGGCAAGTCTTGGATATCGGCGCGTGTTGTTCTGTGGTTCACAATTTCTTATTACCTTTCCAGGGTCGTCACCACCGCACCAACCTTCGACCAGGTACGAGACATTCTCTGGCAGGAGATCAGGTCAGCTTATGCCTCTTCCAAAGTAGAACTTGGGGGGAAGCTCCTAGATACGAGACTGGATCTTGGACCTAACTGGTTCGCGACAGGTCGCAGCACAAATGACGCCAACCGCTTTCAGGGCGCACATTCGGCCAAAGGACATATCCTGGCGGTGGCTGACGAGGCGGCGGGCATAGAGTCCGATATCTGGATAGGCATTGATGGCATTCTGACGTCTCAGAATTCCCATCTACTCGCGATTGGCAATCCCACCGAAGCCTCCGGGGAATTCTATGAGATGTTTTCCCGGCCCGGCGTGATTAAGATCTATATTTCGGCATTCGATACTCCCAATTTTACAACCTTTGGAATCACAATCGATGACATCAGGAACAACACCTGGAAAGAAAAGATAACATCAGATCTTCCAGCCCCTTACCTGATAACACCTGAATGGGTCTACGACAAGTGGCTGAAGTGGTGTGGCGGATCACAGGCGGGCGAGGACAATCCACTCTGGGTCTCTCGTGTGTTGGGGCAGTTTCCAAACACATCTAATGATACCCTGATCCCCATGGGGTGGATCACGAAGGCGATGGGGCATACCTTAACACCCGGCGAGCCTTCCGCGCTGGGCTGCGACATAGCCCGGTATGGAAGCGACGAAACTGTCATCATTCACAGGCGTGGTCCGGTAGCTAGGATCATTAAGACGACCTTCCAAGAAGACACGATGCGGACAACCGGGCGCATTATAGCTGCCCTGGTGACCACAGGTGCCGCAGAGGCCCGAATAGATGCAGACGGACTCGGTGCAGGAGTCTTCGACCGACTCAATGAGCAGGGGAAGCCGGCCATCGAAATGCATTCCGGACAATCTCCGATAGACAAAGAGCGATTCCTCAATGCCCGTGCTGAGTGGTTTTGGGTACTTAGAGAACGCTTTGAGACCGGAGATATTGATATAGATGATGAGGATCTGGCAGCTCAGCTTTCTAATATCAAATACAAGTTCACATCACGCGGCCAGATCCAAATCGAAAGCAAGGACGATATGAAGCGACGTGGCGTGCACTCACCCGACCGGGCAGATGCGTTGATGCTCGCTTTTGCACCGCAGAACGCCTCCTCCGATGCCCCGATCTGCTTTGTCGATTCAATTGACGGTCCCACCGTCTGGTGATTTTTATGGTTGACGAATTTCTAGAGCTAGGCGTTACCGGGATCAATCGGTTCGGCAACGAGGTAGCTGAAGAGTGGTTGCGAGACCTGTCCGGCAAGAAAGGCATCAAGGTCTACAAAGAGATGCGGGATA